CACCATCTTCTTCACTGTAATTATAATCTAAAAAAGTATCATTTTCACCGCCAATAGTTAAAGGGTTATTCATTGAAATAAAAGCCTTTATTATATTGGTTTTACCACCGCTTAATTTTTTTTCTGCTTTTTTTGTTGCCTCAAAAAGACTTATATCAAGATCATTTTGCAATCGCTCTGCAAGCCTGTCAATTCTGTTTAACAAATCTGGACCATCAGTATCATCGTAATTAGCTGTAACGTCATCTAAAGATGAGCTAAAATAGAAGCCAATACCCATATCGTTCTCGATATTTCCTCTCACATTTGAAAACTCTGTAAAATCATGCGTACTACCATGATACATCTCTAAAGGTTCACCGCTTGAATCGACTATTTTACTATTTCCAAACCAATCTTCAAAAGTACAGCCACCGGATCCCCATTTACCATCAGCGCCTCTTTTTTGGCTAGGATCAAAGCCGGCTAGTTTAACTGAGCTATTTTCTTTCAAAATATTTTCAGCATAAAAATTAGCGCAATTCCTACCTTTTTTGTCAATAATTTTAAAATATTCTTTTATTTGATCTTTATTTAATTCTTTGGCGTAAGTTTTACTATTTTTTATTCCTAACTTTTTTGCAAACTCATCAGAATAAGGCTGAGGTTCTAAAACCTCAATTTCACCTCCAACGATATTTACAGCGCCGTAAAGATCAGATACTTTTTTCTTAAATTCTTTTACTTCACCAAACCCAGAAGCTAGCCTTTTTGTTAAAGCAAAGGAAGTGAAACCGTTTTCATTTATAGTGCCTGTTTCTTTATTTCTTTCTGAAATACCTCTATATAAATTTATTTCCATATCCTGAAAATCATCAAAAGAAACATTTGATTTTAAACCCTCTTCACTTTCAGTTTTCCAAAAATCGTATAATGCAGATTTCATTGCTCTTTCAAGTTCTGAATCATTATCTATTTCGTTTGCAATTCTGCTTTTAGATTCCTCATTTTCACCTAAAAACCAATCAATCCAAACGGTTCTTTTGTATTGGTTTTCAGATCCGTAAGTTGTATATTCTATTAACTTTTCTGTTTGATCTTTTTGATCCATTAACTTGTCAAACTTTAGAGGCTTATGGTGACAGCCTTCTGATCCCCACTTACCATCAGCGCCTCTTGTTTGACTTGGATCAAATCCAGCCAATCTTTGGTATAATTCCTTAGACTTTGCCGATAACTCAACGCCGCTATCTCTATAGTTTGGCGTTAAGCTCCAGTAGTTGTTTTGTGCTTCTGCAACCTTTGCAACTCTTTTATCGTTTTTGTCAAAGCTCGCTTCTTTCCTGTCTTTCGGATTAAGCTCTAATATCATTTTTCTGGCTTGGTTTACACTTATTCTGTCGTTACCTTTTTTAAGGTATACTACGCGCTGCCACCAGTGTTTACAGTTAACGCCGCCCTTAAAAAGAAAGATATTGTAACTATCTGTGCCTGAAGGGCTTAGCTCTTCATTATAGTTATAATTAGCGTTCAAATCCTCTTCACGATATACCTTGTCGGCCTCTATAACTTTGTTACAAAAATCGCGTTCACCTTTTTTAGATCCTGCGTATTGATATCTAACTTTAAACAAGCTTGTATCTTGTTTTGATTTTTTATTACTGGTCTTTGGCGCTTGAGCCAATTCAATTAAATTCAAATCACCTTCTGAAAATGTGATCTCATCGCATCTTTCATTTTCTATAATTTCCCAGTCATCGCCAACAACCTCGCCCAAAGAAATTAATCTATCAACGTTTTGAGATGATAAAAAAACAGTTTGCTTCTTTATATCATCCAGTATTTTGTACAAAATATTATCAAGATTATCTATATCTTTTTTGTACTCCTTTGGCCCATCAAGTAAATTTTTACTCATAAACGTTATACTGTATTACACTGCCAAAAGGCGTATTTTCTATTAAATACTTCATTCTTCTATCTGAATATCTGCCAAATAGTTTTTGAACCTCTGCCAGTCTTTCCTCTTTATATCTCCAGTAAAGATTAAAATCTCTATCGTTTTTATATAAGTTTTGAGCGTAATCCGCAACTTCTTTATCTGCTAATTTGGTAGCCTGTTCCCAGTAATCACTAATAAATTTGCTTCTTTCATTACCGGAAAAGTCTTTTAAAATAACTTCATAAACAACACCGCTAGGCGTTACAACTCTCATCCTATTTAATTTTTGATCTTGCAAATATATTAAATCCTGTCTTGAAAAACTACTATTGTTGGGATGATTGTGAGTTAGTGTATGCGCTTCGTTTGGTATATCTCCAAGATTAACAGAAGTTTTTTCACCATCCACTTTTTTCAATACGTTGCCTTCTTTATCGTATATTACAGCCGTTTCAAAAACTTGATCTTTTATACTGTTTTCGATCAAGTGCATATTATTTTCATTGGTCCATCTGCCGTATTTATCTCTCTTCTGGCTAGGATTAAACGCAAGTTCCAATCCGGTTCCGCCTGTGTTTATTTCCTCGCCTGTCTCCAGATTAAATATTGCGATCTGGTTATGTTTTTTGGCAAGCCTTAAAGCATTTTCCATATCTGTAACCGTTACGATATCTAACCAAGTTGTGCCTGTTTTTTTATCGTACCATGTACCAATAGAATACTCACTATTTTCACCTAAAAGATCAGCGTGCTTTTCAATAAAATTTCTTAATTGCTGTTCTGTAACATTTTTTCCTTTTATCTTTTCAGATAGTGATTCAAAGGTAGATACTGAAATAGCGCCTTTTTTACCGAATAAATCTTTTCCCTCTGTTGAAAAGGTACTACCATCATTGGCGTTATGCGATTTTAGCTGATCTTTTAATTGCTTATCTGTTACATTGATTTTTTCTTTTGAATCTGCCTCACCGCGATTCCCCATTGATCCCCATTTACCATCAGCGCCTCTCTTTTGGTTTGGATCAAATCCTGCTAATTTAACCTCTTCTTTTTTATCCTCAACAACTTCCTCAACAATATCCTCTATTTCCTCTGTTAATGGCTTGAAATGTAAATCTAAATTTATATCAAATTGATTCAATATATCGGTAATACCATCAATTATAAAATCTTGTTTTGGCTTTATTACTCGCTTCATTGTTTGCTTTTCGCTCATATCCATTTCGTCTGCTACAGAGCTAAATCCGCTTGCAGAAGATAGGCCAACAAGTGAAGGGCTAATTACGCGATGGGCCGTCATTAATTGGGTTTTACACTCTTTAGTTAAAAAATCCCATTGCTTGTGAATATTGTCATTTACTGGAAAAGGTGTTATATCAATTTCTACGTCTCGGCCATTAAACGAAATAATGAAGTTGGAGGCATTGCTTGAACTAGTAAGCTTCTTTTTAACTTGTCTTTCAAACTCGTCTTTTTCCTCATCACCCCAGCTTTTACCGTCTGGTATGTTAATTATATAACCAGCAGATAAGCCATTTCTTATAGAAGAGATATTCAAATTTGAAATTTCCTCTTCCATTTCAGCATACTGTAAACCGGCTAAATAATCTGGGCTACTTATGTACTCATCACCAACTCTGTAAGGCCTACCTACGTATATTTCTATAGCTTCTTTTGAAGTTCCAAAAGCTGGAAATTCTTGTGGCCTGTACTTGTTTGTGTTGCTCCAATTTTCACAATACCAATAGCTATCAATTTCGCCATCTTCGTTTTTTATAGAAGGCGCAACTAATTGCTTTGGTAAATGTTTTATACTTGATAAACCGCCGCCTTTTGTTCTTATAACTTGTACTGAATATTCATTGAATATTTGAAAATCAGCAATAACCTTTCTAAGCTCCTGTGGTCTTAGATATTTTTGTAGCAATGCCCAATCATTAACACCCTGTAAACCATCCTTAAAATCAAGCCCTCTGCCGTATATCAAGCTTATGTACGTGCTGTTTATAGAAGAGTTTGTAGCAGATCCATTATTTCTATCAATAATGTATTGATAAAAACTATTTTTGTGGCCATTTAAAACCCAATTTTTGTTTTTATTTTCTACTATTTCCGGCTTAACGTAGCTGGCCAGTGTAATTAATTTTATATCCATTTTTTAGCTCCAAAAGTATTTACCATCTGTTAACTCAAATTCCTGTGTTACTTGACTGGTTGCGTATAATAGACCTCTATAAAGAATCGTATTGTCTACGTCTAATATTTTTACTTGATAGCTATCGCCACTATTAAAATTGTGATCAAAACTAAAGTTAATTCTGCCTTGATTTACTACAGTATAAGTAACAACAATAGAAGTAACAACCTTTGTAATATCGTCTTTCAGCTCTAGCGTAAAATTTGTAGTGCTAGGTGATTTTCTTAATACTATTTCTACATTGTGAGTTACGTCTGTTGGGTTTACAACTATCATATATTAAAAACGAAAAAAGTCATTTATTGTTATAA